AGAATAATCCTTATGGATTTTCTTAGTTATGGATTAGCAAATCACTTATTTACTGAATTTAATGTAAAAACTCTTGGTTTAAATTTTCATTCAGATCCTGTGTATCAAGTTGAATTTATAGATTATATGAGTGATGAAATAGATGCTTATGGACATTATACATATAATAAGCCAATAAATGCTAAATACATTTATTTAAAGCAACCTGAACTTGCACCATTACCGTTTTAATTTCTTGAGAGAGTTTATTTTGTAAACTCTCTTTTTTTTATTTCCTACTCCTCCCTTCATCCACCCCCCACTCATGTTGGACAGTCATAGGATTAAAAGTTTTGTTCCAAATCCTATTGTAGCAATACAATAGGATTATTTTAACTTGTATTATTCAATTATTTATACTATTTTTTATTCATTAACTTTTTTAAAACATTTTATTTATGAGCAACGCAACAAGAAAAACAGTTCAAAGAGGAAAAGTAACTTTCTCAAGACTATTTGCATCTGATTTCCAAAAGTCAGGTAGCAAAACATTGGAAATCAAGCAATTGATTACCACTACTATGTATTACCCGACAAAGAAGTTCAATTCTGATTTACAAGATGCTCTCTTTACTGAGAGTGATTTTGGAGTAGAAGAGAATGGATATGAAACTACAGAAACTCGTGTAGCATGGATTCCAGTTCCTGCTAATTATAACGAGGGTCAAGTAAAACAGATTGTAGCTAATCTTCCTAAAGAAGCATGTATCTACAAAATGTGGTCTAATTTTCCTATTTTAACTGATAATCAGCGTCAAGCTGTAAGTCAAGGTCTAAAGACCATGGATGATTTTGCTGATGCACAAGCAATCAGATATCCGAATAACTCAGAGTTTGCTGGAGAATTGATTTTTGATGCAGCAGGTAAAGTTCAATACAAGAGAACATTCTTTTCTAAAACAGCTCAAGAGGATATTGATGAGCGTGGTAATGGAAAAGAGTATGTTTCTGATTCTCTTGCATTTTTTATTATTTTACCATTTAATATTTACATTCCACATGCAGGATTACATTTATGATATTGAGATTTATCCTAATATCTTTTTGGTATGTGCTGAAAACATTATATCTAAGCAAAAACTTAGTTTTGAAATTAGCATAAGAAAAATACAAACTCAGCAACTTGTAGAATTTCTAAATCAAGACATTAGACTAATAGGTTTTAATAACAAAAACTATGATGACCTGATGTTACAAAAGTTTTTAGAATGTTTACATTTAAAAGGTAAAGATTTAGTATCTGCACTAAAGAAACATTCTGATAATCTTATTACAAGAGAAAACTATTCTAAATTCTGTAAGAAGTTTGTAAAAGTACCTACAATAGACTTATTTCTACTTAATCATTTTGACAATGATTCAAGAAGAACTTCTTTAAAAGACTTAGAATTTGTATTTCAAATGCAGAATATTCAAGAGTTACCATTTGATTATACACAACCTATACCAGTTGATAAATTTGATACTCTTGTAAATTATTGTTGGAATGACATTGAAGCTACTTCTAAACTATATGACTATTCTATACAAGAATTACAATTAAGAGAAGAATTAGGTGGTAAAGACCTTCTAAGTTTTAACTCACCAAAATTAGGTGAGAGAAGTTTTTGTCAAGCAATGATTAAGATAAATCCTGCATTTGAACAAAAGCTACAAAATAAGTCACCAAGAAAAGAAATTAAACTTGCAGATGTTATTTTTCCTTATGTTACTTTTAAAAGTATAGGATTTCAAAAGCTATTGGAATATTTTAAATCTAAAGTAATTACTGATACCTATAAAGTATTTTCAGAGTTACCATTTGATACTCTTACCATAATAGAAGGACATTACAATGTCTATAAAACTAAAGGAGTTCAAAAGAATTTAAATATCAATCACAATGGATTTGAATTTGTATTTGGTACTGGTGGTATTCATGGTTGTATAGAACCAGGAATATATGAAGCTGATAATGAACATGATATATTAGATATTGATGTAGCTTCATATTATCCTAATTTAGGCATCAAGAATAAACTATATCCTGAACATTTAGGTGTAGAGTTTTGTGATGTATATGAACATAGATACCACGAAAGAGGTAATTATGCTAAAGGCAGTACTCTTAATAAGTCTATAAAGCTTGAGTTAAATGGTGTGTATGGTAAGAGTAATTCTAAACATTCACCATTTTATGACCCTAAGTACACTATGTCAATTACCATCAATGGTCAATTACTCATAGTAATGTTAGCTGAGAAGCTTATGGAAGTATCTACATTATTACAAGCTAATACTGATGGTGTTACTATTAAAGTACTTAAATCAGATTTACCTAAAGTAGAAGAAATACTGACATGGTGGCAAAATCTTACATCTCTTACTCTTGAAACTGCTAACTATCAAAAAATGGTTATTAAAGATGTATCTAATTACCTTGCTGTTTATACTAACAACAAAGTAAAGAGAAAGGGTGCAGCATTTAAAACTAAAGCAGAGTTAGAATTACATGAAAATCATTCAGGAGTTATAGTTCAAGAAGCTATTAGTGCATATTTTATATCAGGCATATCACCAGAGCAATTCTTATTACAAGAGTTAGAATTAGGATTAGATAAGTTTTATATGAGAGCTAAAGTACAAAGAGAGCATAGACTTGTAGCAAGAGATACCACAGACATACCTCTACAAAGAATTACAAGATATGTAGTTACTAATACAGGTGTATCTCTTGTTAAAATAATGCCACCACTTCCTAAGAATCCTGATAAGTGGAGAGAAACTGAGATTGAAGCAGGATGGAAATGTACAGCATGTAATAATTTATTACAAATCAACATAGATGAACTTAAACAAAACATCAACATCGAATATTATTTAACACAAATTAAAAAAGTAATCAATGCTATCAAGAGAAATAGTCCAGAATAACGCTGTAAATGCAATCATTAAACATTCTTATGCAGGTATAGTATATGTATCACCAAGGGTTGGTAAGAGTAAGATAGTATGTGACATACTTAAGATGCCAGCATTTAAGAAATCAAAGATACTTATTACTGCACCATACAATACCATTTTAGAATCCTGGACATCAGAATTTAAAAAGTGGAAAGTAAACACAAAGAATATTACACTTATAAATCAAAGGTCACTTAGTAAAGTAAAGCTTACAGATTATAAGCATATTATTTGTGATGAGATACATACATTAAGTGCTGCTCAAATTGTAGAGTTACAGAAAACTGATGCTCCAATACTTGGTCTTACTGGTTCTTTGTCTAAAGAATCTAAAAAACTATTAAAAGATGAATTGTACATAGAACCTATATTTACTTATTCAGTTGAAGATGCTATTAATGATGGTATTGTAGCTGATTACAAAGTATATCTTATTGGTGTACCATTAGACAATAAAGACAAGTATATTGAAGCAGGTACAAAGGATAGTAAGTTTATGACTACTGAATATGCTAATTATCAATATCTTACAGCTCAGTTTGAGAAGTTTAAAAAGATGTCTTGGAATAACAAGAAGTTTGATGCTGTTAAAATGCAATATGCATCTAAAAGAGCATCAATGCTTTATACTGCTAAATCTAAAATAGCAGTAGCTAAAAAGATTATTGCAGACCATAACAGATGTCTTATTTTTACTGCAAGAACTGAAACAGCAGATGATTTTGCTACATCTTATCATTCTAAGAGTAAAGAAGATTATTTAGAGCAATTTAAAGATGGTACTATCAATAAACTTGCTGTATGTGAAATGACTAATATGGGTATTACTATTCCTAATTTAAAGGTAGGTATATTTCATCAAATGAAAAGTTCAGAAGAGTCTGCAATTCAAAAGGTTATGCGTATGTGTAACATGGAACAAGATGAAATTGCTGAAATTTACATTACATATTTTATTAACACAGTTGATGAAGAGTGGATAAAAAAAGCAGTTTCAGGTTTAAACCCTGAAAAAATTATCTATGTAAATCGTGGATAATTCAAAGAAAAGTCATATTTTTAATGGCTCTGTCATCCTAAGTGGCAGAGCTTTTTGTCACTATTAAACTACAACAATATGCAGATTAATCAGGAAATTCCAAAGTTATTGGCAGAACATGGTGTTGATTGCAGTTTAGGTCTATTATATTTACTTGGTGTACATCATAATCTTGATGGTATAAGTGAAATAATACCTGAACCAATTGTCAGACTTGTTAATAACTTAGGAATAGTAGAAAGAAACTACAGAGATAACACTATTGAATGGCATGTACCTCTTTATGATGGTCAAAATGTAGATTCAGTATGGGACTGGGTTAATGAATATCGTAAACTCTTTGCATCAAAGAATAAAGAAAGAGAAGGTAATAAGAAATCCTGTGTGCAAAGAATGAAGATATTTTTTGCTCAAAATCCTGAAGTTAGAAAACATGATGTATTAGATGCTACCAGTATGTATCTTAGAACAGTAGAACCTAAGTTTGTAAAAATGTCTGAGAGATTTATCTTTGATGGTCAGGGTAATTACAAAACCAGCATGCTGCTTCAATGGGTTGAAAGGTTGTGGGAAACTAAAAGACAGCAAATTCAAGACCCTAATCTTAAGATGATGAAATGAATTTCATAGAAGCATTTAAAGAGGGTCAGCAAGGAAATAACAAGGGTTTACCAACAGGTCTTATTCCATTAGACAGGGCAATAGATGGTGTTCAAAAGAAAGCTATATATGGTGTAGCTGCAGGTCCAAAGGTTGGTAAATCTACACTCGTAGATTTTGCATTTGTTATTCATCCTATACTTTATTGCTTAGAACATAAGTTACCAATCCACATTATTTATTTTTCTTACGAGATTGACAGGGTCAAGAAAGAATTTGACTTTGCATCATTCTTCTTCTACCATGATTATCAGATTGATACTATTGAGCATAATGGAATAGAATACCCTATGTCTGCAAGATATTTATTGGGTAAGCTACAAGATGCTCAAGGTGAAATTATTCCTGTATCTAAAGACCATCAGCAAAAGTTATCTATAATCTATAAAACAAGAATTATTCCTCTCTTTGGTGAATATGACATTAAAGGTCATAAGGTAACAGAAGGTGTAATTCAGTTTTTAGAAGATAGAGATAATCCTACTGGTATGAGAAATACTATTCTTGCTTATGCTAAACTGAATGGTGAGTTTCAATTCCAGGAATATGAAACAACAGAAGATGGAAAGAAAGTAAAGAAACAAAGATTGATAGGTTATGTACCTAAAGACAAGGACAAGAGAACTATAATTATTACAGACCATATTCGTAAGCTTAAAAGAGAAAGAGGTTACTCTATGAAAGAGAACATGGACAAATGGATAGAATATACAGTAGAACTGCGTAATTTCTGTCATTTTACATTTGTACACATTGTGCATCTTAATAGGTCTATCTCTAACATAGAAAGACTTAAGTTTAATGGTGAGTATATTTATCCTACTGGTGAAGATGTAAAAGATTCAGGTAATCTATCAGAAGAATGTGATTATCTAGTAGAATCTCGTGATACAGAATGCCCACAACATTTAGCAGTACAAATGAAAGGTAATGTAAAACAATTTAAAACTATTTAAAAATGGCACCAAAAGGTTATTATCGAAATTTAATTTCTGATTCTAATATCAGAATAGCATTTACTCATACACCTATTTATGGGTGTACAGTAGTAGATTCTTCTAAAGTAATGAGTGAACTTGAACAATCTCAAGATGAGTATGCACCATATTATCTTAATGGATTGAAAAAAGGTCTGATGATTACTATTGTAGAAAATCAAAACTCAAATGGTTATTTAAGACCAGGAGAATTATATTTCAAATCTTAAAAACAAAGCAATGGCAAAAATTATGGTAATTGCTGAATCAGGTTTCGGCAAAAGTACTTCTATCTGTCCAAGTGAGGAACTTGGAATCACAGGTTTAAATCCTAAAGAAACTTTTATTGTAAATGTAAGTGGTAAAGATTTTCCATCAAGAGGTTGGAGAAAACTTTATAAAGCAATAGAAGGTAAGGATTTATCAAGTGGTAATTATGTAGATACCAATGATGGTATGGCAGTAGCAGGTTTAATCTCTATACTTAATGAGAAGAAACCTGAAATTAAAAACTTAGTTATTGATGACTTTCAATATCTAATGGCAGATTATTATATGGACAAAGCTAAAACTAGTGGCTTTGATAAGTTTTCTGACATTGGCTATTTCATTGGTCAAATCTTTAAAGCTATTCAAAAGTTTAAAGGCAATGTAATTATATTAACTCATCCAGAAGAAGTACAAAATAACTTTGGTACTTCTTATAAAGCTAAAACTGTTGGTAAAATGATTGACCAATATATTTCTTTAGAGGGTAAGTTTGATATAGTTTTATATGGCACTCAAGACTTTGATAGTAAGAACAAGAAAGCTATCAAACAGTTTGTAACTAATTTTGATGGTAGATATCCTGCTAAATCTGCAGTAGGTATGTTTTCACTCTATATTCCTAATGATTTAGGTTTTGTAATTGAACAAGTAAACAAATATTATGATGGCGAGTAAAAGAAAAAAAGTTAAAAGAACAACTACAGTATGTCTTGTGTATAGTGCATCACCAAGTCAAGACAGTTCAATATCTGTAAGTATTAAAGAAGTAAAGTCAAAAACAATTTTTAAATCTCAAAAACAGTATTAATCATGGAAAAGATTCAAATCACAATCAGTTCAGTATTAAATGACTTAGCTAACAGCATGTCAAGAGAAGAAATCAGAGATAAATATGCTCTGACTAATCCTCAACTAAAACAATTGTTTCAACATCCTCAATTGAAGGGTAGAAAAACTAAGAAAGTAAGTGTACTATTTGAAATAGTAGATGATGTTACTTCTGAAGTTGTTGAGGTTAATGAAGTAACTGAGGTAACTGAAGTTACACCAGTAGTAAATGACATTACTAATCCTACTGAGGAAGAGGTAGAAAGTATTGAAGTAGAAGATTCAATATTTAATTAAGGAATATTAGGGAAAAGTAACCCTTTTCCCTATTTCTTTTAAGTAAGAAGTTGTAATTTTATAACCCTTTTTATATTTTATTTTTCATTTAAAAATTTATAAGTATGTACGGATATGCAAATGATGAAAAGTCATCATCAAGTTCAATGGTATTTGGTTTAAATCAAGGAGTTACTATGACTAAGTTTGAATTTAATCCCAATGGTGGTAAAGATGGTGCAGCACAAGAATGTTTGGATATTTCATTTGAATTTAATGGAGGAACAGTTAAAAACTGGCGTCAATTTCCTGTAACTCAAGCTATTGATAAAAATGGCAATAAGGTTACTGACCCAAGAAGCAATGAGATGAAAGCAGCATTTAATGAGTTTAATGCTAAGATTTCTCAATTGATGAAATGTTTTGTAACTGAAGAACAGTTGAAACAAGGACTCATGGGAGTATCTAACTTTAAATCTTATTGTACTGCTCTTAGCAATGTATTGCCTAATGACTATAGCTCTATTAACTTAGATGTATTCTGCCAGTATCAATGGACTTCTAAAAATGACAATGGTACTAAGTATGTAGAAATTCCATCTAATGTAAAGCAAGGTAAAGTATTTGTATTTGCTGAAGAAGGTAACTATGAACCCATTACTATTGATGGTAAAGCTATGACTTTTACATTTAGAGGTACAGACTATCCTGTAACTAATGGTGGAGTTAAGAAATTTAATCTTACTATTGGAGAAGCTACTATAACAGTAGATTCTAATAAAGGTTTAGTTTATGTAAAGGAAGATAATGGTAACTTTGTACTTCATCCAGTAACAAGAACTGATTGGTTTATGACTTCTAACTTTGCTAAAGCAAGTGATGGAGCAGAACCAATTCAAAGCTCTTGGGAGTAATACCTTTCACTATCTAAATATTTAACCATGTATGGCTATCAAGATGATTATACATTTTCATCAATAGATGATGTATTTAAATACATTAACCA